TCATCGAGCCAACGGACCACTCCCCAGTAACCCAACTGGTAGAATTGGTTCCGGAGGCTTACCGTTGAAGCCAGTTCCGTCGCGTGCACTCGTGATGTAGGGAATACCGTACGAACGCGAACGATGGATACGTCCTCGCCGCAGTAGTACTCCTTACCACAACTCTCTCTGAACCTTCCGGTCCAGAAAGACTTGCGGGTATTAACTCGAAGACCAAAATCTTCGAGCTTTCCCACCACGAGACGCGCGAAGTCAACAGGGACGATGATATCGTCCCCGTAGACACGCACCTGACCCCTAAACCTCTGAACGAGGCCTCGGGTCAACTGGGTGTTGAGCCCATCTTCAATCCCGCAGAAAACGATGGTCAAGAAGACCATCGCTTCTACAGGAAAGCAGAGGGCTGAACCCATAGACGCGAACTTGGCCAGGCGTAAAACACCATGGCCAGGCACATCAGCCTTCCGGCTTCTGGTCGCATCGAGAGCCGCCGCAACATGCGGCTGACGAGCAACGAGAAGACGTACGAGCTGATTGGAGACACGATCGGATGCTTCGCTAAGATCTAGCGTAGCGAGACCTCCCGAAAGAGATCCCTCACGGGCCATCTCCCTATTCGGGTTCTGGTCCGTAAATCCGATCATGGACCTGTAGGGGTTGTCATTCCCCTCCAGATAACCAACGAGAGCCTCCGCAACGGCCTGCTGCGAGTATTGCACTGCAGCAGGCTCAATTGCGATGACCCTCGGTGTCTTCAGCGTTTTAGGAACTGTTATGACCCTGACGGGTCTCTCAGCTCCAGGTTCGAGGATGTCGACATGCTCGAAGTCGGCGTAGACCCCCTCTCGGGGAGCTACATACCCGTTGAGAAACGGGAACACGGCTTCGAGCCGGGCAGTCCACTCATCCTGCTCGTACTTGTGGTTTCCCACAAGCCGATCGGCGGTGGCACCGGGCCCGTGCTTCGGGACCAGACGTTCGTAGTAGACATCTTCATCTACTCGTTGCAGAACGTCTGCCCAAAGCAGTCGCCCGATCCGTTCGAACTGAGATAAATTCTCAGCTCGAAACTGACGATCGGACTTTCGGACATCCTGCTCACACTCGATGAACTTAGAGATCGCTGACGACTCCTTCTTACGAAGGTAGTCATTGTCAACGATACCCTCTCTCACGAGACCGCCGGTAGCGACCTTGGCAAACATCAGAGTGATCTGACGTATTGCCTGAATCGCGTCGACGTTGGGTTCATCGAGCAACACACCAGTAGCACGGTCGAACACAAGACCGAGGAAACCGCCTAGAAATAGGGGGAGACCTCCTCCTCGTGGGTGTTTCCACCCACGAAAGAGTTGAGCGTCTACCTTGCCATCGTCTAGACCTTTTTGGAGGTCATCGGCGAAGGCAGGTAAGGTGATCGCCAGAAATGGCATCCCCTCGTGTTCGACACGACTCACGATCGTTTTCCAATCGTGAGTGGTGCTAACGCGACACCAGGTTCCCCTGTCAAGGAGAACCTCCCGCAAGAGACACATGAGGCTTTTCATGGCCCCCTCCGATCTATATCGGACGGTGAGCCATCCCGACTCATGCGTCTACCGTGGACCTGCTCCTCTCATTTCTGAGAGGTCAGACCGATCAGCT